TTAGAGGAATGTTAATACACAAGTCAATTCAAGGGCTTGGAATGTTACCCTCTAAATTTCGATTACCAGGATGGGCTGGATTTGGAGCAGCAATCTCTCCAGGTGGTGTCGAAGAAAGAGTTGCTGGTGCTTTGACTTGGGCTGCTTTAGGTCTGTCAGGGGGAAATAGAAGAGTAACGATAGAAGAATTCTTAGATCGATATCCGAAAATAAAGGATAAAATAAGCGAAAAACACGCAAGGAAAATCCTAAAAGAACTCAATAGAGATGCTCAAGACCCACAAATAGATGAAGCAGGCGGGGCCAAGGCGGTTCTTGACGAAAGCTTTAAAACGATGTTGGAGATTTCAGAAAAAATCGGCAAACCTGAAGAGTGGATGAAACCTGAGTATGGCATAAAAAGACCGTCAGAGTTAATGCCTCCAGCAGAAAAAATAGCTACTGAGGAAGGCGTAGTCTATAAGCCTGGGGTTCCTGAAGCAGAGGTTTTGAAAGCAAGGTACAGGGAAGCCGAGCCTAAAGAAGCAGTCGTGAATATCATGCCGAAAGCTGATGGGTCAGTCGATGTAACAATCCCCAGACCAACAGAACCTGCAAGGGAGATAGTTAGAGAACCGGAAGCGAAGATTGCGAGGGAAATGAAAGCTCCTGTATTCAAAGAGCCTTTATATCAGGCTATTTTCAATGAAGGCGGAATAAGACCTAACCCTGATTATTCAAGGAGTGAACTTCTTGAGGTCTTCCCTCCAAGATTAATCAAGTCGGCCAACGACCCCAGAGCTTTGGCTATGGATGAAATGGCAGATACCCTTAAAGCTGATTTTCCCAGAATCGAATATGATGTTGATTTACATGCTTATGCAGGTTCTTTAAGGAGAGCACCTAAAATAGACCGAGCTGAGAGAGCGGAAAGGGAAAGAATCGATAGGGAATACGAGGAATTTGAGGACAAGAGAGCAGCCGAAGCCAGAAAAGAGGCCAGAGAAGAATATGTTGAGCGTTGGGAAAAAACTGGATTTGAACCACCTGAAAAAGCTCCTCCCAGGACCTTGGAACAGCAAAGAGCATATGCCAAGGAGATGATCAAGGGTAAGACTACAGAACAGCTTAAAGAGATTTTGCCAGATTTGGAGTTTGGAGAGAGATCTGTCGTTGAGAAAGAAATTAAAGCAAGAGAAGAAAAACCGATTGAACTCTACAAGATGCCTCCCGCAGCAAGAAAGATAGAAAAGCTTTTCAGGGAGGGAAAGTTAAGTGCCAAAGAACTCACAGCAGAGGAAAAAGAATACCTGAAAGAGAGAGGAATTTATGAGGAAGGAAAGCCTCCCCCCAAGGCCAAGCTTCCTCCTGAACCTGAAATTGAAAAAGTTGCTGAAAAGCCAGTTCTCACAAAGATTTCAGTCAAAGATCCCACAGGAAAAGTCGAAACCTTTGAGATAACCGAAGACAGGATTGGAAGAATCAGAGAGTATGCAAAGAATCTGGGAATCTTGGAAGAAGTAGAAATAGGGAAACCTTACGCTGGAAGATGGAAAGAACACTATTCTCCTTCCGAGCACGAGAAAACAATCAAGCAATTCCTGAGAGAGGTTAAGAGTATCCCGAAAGAAGAATGGGAACTCTACTCCGGTTATCCTTTGACGAAGGAGGTCAAAGTGGCTGTTGAGAGAGTCCAGGAAAGGCTGAAAACAAAGAGGAGAATAAAGCTTGAGGAGCTGAAGGAGGAATTGCAGAAAACAGAAGAAGGTAAGGTCGAATGGATGTATCTGGAAAGCGAAAGGATGTTGAAAGAGAAAAGAAAGCCGACCTTTAAAAAGGCATTTAGAGGGGCCAAGCGTGCCCTTGTCGATACAAGCGGGAACATCAAAAAGGATTTGATTAAGAACCTCGGTCCATTGGGGAAAGAGGCTGCAACTCAGCATGAACTGATTGCTGGTGCGAGTGGCAAAGCACAAAGATTGATTGAAGAGGCCAAAAAGAGGATCTACAAGGGAATTTCAAGAAATGACGAATCCTTGTTGAACAGGGCAATCCAGTCAAGAAGAACAATCGCAATCTCCAAATATAAACCAGAAGTAAAACATCCTTTTGGTCTGACTGAAAAAGAACATTTGGATTACATGAAAACAATCCCAGAAGAAATCAACAAGAGAGCTGATCGGTATTTCAAAGAGATGGAAAAAGTGGTTGATGTCTTAGAATCCGAAGGATTGATTACCAGCGAAACCGCAGGATATTTAAAAAGCAAAGGCGATTATTCTCCCAGGAGATTCATTCAACACATAGACCCGGAAAGCACTTATGTCATAGGCGGAAAGACAATTACTGTGCCTGATAGCGGAATAAAGGCCTTGGATGAAGGAAGCTACAATGTCATGGAAACGAACTCAAGGCTTCTTCTTGAAAGTGTCATTTCAAGGACTCAAGCAAGAGCATTCAGAAACAGGGCTAACAATGCTGCATATGAAATAGCAGATTCCTTCCCTGATAATGGGATATTCAAAAAAGCCAAAGTCTATAAGACAACGAAGGAAGGAAAGCCAGTTTACCAGAAAGCTCCTGCGGGTCATACGAAGATAAAAGTTATGATCAAGGGTGAAGCGAAAGAGATTATTATGCCTGATGAATACGCAAGAGAATGGATACAAAGAGATCCATTAATAACTCAAACGATGGCGGAGATAATCGGATGGGCTTCTGGGACTAGGCCACTCAAAGCTATGGCTACTGGATACAATCCTGGCTTTACGGTAACCAACATGCCAAGAGATATAGGTCATCTTTGGATAGTCACCTCTGAATATTCAAGCTTCCTGCCTAAATATGTCTTTCAAATAGCAAAAGACCTTCGGGCAACAAAAAAAGATGCTTTCTTGAGGAAGGGAGAATTTATCGATTATGTGGATGAAGGCGGAATGATGACCTTCCTTACACATCAAGGAAGGCTATTTAAAAATCCAATTAAAGAAATAAAAACGGCACAAAAAGTTCTGGGTTATGCTGGTGAAACTTCAGAAATATGGACAAGGTTAGCACTCAGGAGGAGGGCAATCAGGAATGAAAAAGCTCCATACGAAGCAACCTTTATTGCAAGGAATTATCTTGATTTTTTTCAAGGTGGGAGCGTTATAAAGGCTCTTGATGCAGGATTCCCATATCTCAATGCGGGAGTGCAGGGAACAAGAGGAATATTCAGAGCCTTGGCGGATAGACCAGTTCAGACATTATGGAAATTCGCTCAGTTGGGTGCATTGGCTTCAGGTTTATATTTAGCAGCTAATTATGCCAGTGAAGAGGTTAAGGAATGTTACGATCATATACCCGATAGAGATAAGGTTAATAATTTCTGTATTGGCACGCCATGGAAGATTACGGATAAGAGTGGGAATGAAAGATGGTTCTATTTCAAGATAGCAAAGGATCAAGGCCAGAGGGTTATTTGCAGTATTTTTGAAAACCTAATGGCAAAGGCTCTAGGCAAGGAAATCAACGCAGATCAAATCTCTCAATCTGTCCAAGAATTTATCCCGATTATCCCCACCGAAACTCTGCCTCCTTCCCTTGACGCAATGATGGGCTATATGGCCAATAAAGATTTTTGGACAAGGGAAGATATCTGGAAGGGAGGAAAGGAGATCCTTCCAAGAGAGGAATACACTGACTACACCCATCCGGCATTGGTGAAGGCAGGCAAGGTAACAGAGATGTCTCCAGACAGACTTGGATATGCTTTAAACCAAATTTTTACTCGAGGAAATATTTATACAAGCATGGTTGGTGCCGGACTTACCATGGCAATGAGGAGCCAACCTAAAGAAGAAAGAAAAAAAACAACCGCAGAGATATTAGAGAGGCTTCCCATCATAAGAAGAGTTTTCAGGCTCACCCCTCCATATTCAGAGAAAGAATTAAAGGCATTGAAAAAGGTTGAAATAGAAGAGTCAACACGCAGATACAGGCAGAAAAGGGAACTGAGTGGGATGGCCAGAAGATACTATGGGAAACTCAAGGACGAAAAGATAAAAGATCAAAGCATCCTTGATGAAGCCAGAGATTTCATAAAGAAACAGCCTATGGAGGACAGGAAAAGGCTTGCTGCTTGGTTCAGGAATTATGGTCGTATCCATGATGTTCCCAATCGATTGTGGTGGCTGGATCTATCCGAAATGCCCCCCGAGGCAAGGGCCACGGTATTTTGGACAAAGTATGTAGAGTCAGAAGAGAAGGAAAGAAAAGAAATGAAGATTCTGGGGAAGAAGATACCTGGCTTATGGTCGGACAGATTCTTAAAGAGGCTACAAATCTTGATAAATAAATGGAAGAGAGAAAGTGAATAAAAATCAGGAGGGAATAAAATGAGTCCAAAATGGTGCAATGAAGGCGAGACTTCGGTAGGCAATGTCTATCTGAAAGGGCAGGCTAGGCCCGCAGGATTTTATCTTGGGCTTTACAAGAATGTAACCGAACCGCCCGAAGATGCGGTTGTGGCCGACCTCACAGAACCAGTAGGGAATGGTTACGCAAGAATTAAACTTGAAGATGCCGATTGGACAGAGCTGGCGACGAAAGGCGTATTCGAGAACATACAGAAAATCTTTGAAGCCGTTGGTGGAACTTGGGGCGTTGTTTATGGATATTTTGTGACCACGATGCTGACTGGCACAACCGGACTTATGATCAATTGCGAGCAGTTCTCAGACGGCCCGTACACGGTCAATGACGGCTGGACTGTGAAACCAAAGGCAAAAGTGACAATTACATAATTTAAGGAGGAATTGTGGCAACCGAGCGAAAGGCTCCCGATGTCCTGATAGTCCAGATTAACCTCTCTGGGGTTGTTGAGGACATTCAAGATGACCCCGACTCTCCAGATGGTGCTTGGCTGACGGCGATTAGTAATAACGCCGATTCAATCGCCAGAGTGAGCTTTCCTACGCCTACGGGGAATCCTACCGTTGGAGCTAATCTTCAAGAATTTCGTGTCCTGGTCAGGAAGATGGGTGGTACGGGTACGCCCGAGGCTCGGATAGATTTATACGAGAATGGTGTTTTAATTCGAGAAGGTACATTGCAGGACATCACAACAGACACGGTCATCAACTTTACCT